ATCGCCAAGCGGCTTGGGGTTCCTCTGGAACTCTACGCTAAGCAGGTTGCGGAAGGAATGAGGAAACAAAATGGCTGAGTCGAACCGTCTTGCTCGTGAATTGGACACCCGCGCTAAGGCTGAACGCCCAAAGCAGTGGATGCCTCCCCAACTCCTGCCCGATCCGAATCCGGAACCAGGGTATGCTTTTCGTTGGATTCGCGTCAGCACTCTCGGGAATAACGACCCGATGAATGTTTCTTCAAAACTCCGCGAGGGCTGGGAGCCCGTAAAGGCAAGTGATCATCCGGAAATTCAACTAATGGGCACCGGCTCCGGCAGGTTCCCAGACAGTATCGAAATCGGTGGTCTCCTGCTTTGCAAAACACCAAAGGAGTTCACTGAACAGCGTAACACCTACTTTCAGCGTCAAGCTGATGGGCAAATGCAATCAGTGGACAACAGTTTCATGCGCGAGAATGACCCTCGGATGCCTCTGTTCAAGGAGCGCCGCTCGGAGGTTTCGTTCGGACGCGGTTCTTAATTCAAGGAGTCTTAAATGGCTTACCCAACTGTCGCAACGGACATCTTCTACGGTGACTTCGTTGTGTTGTCGCGTGGTTTCATTACTCGGGCGTCGGTCTCCACCGGCACGGGCGTGAACCAAGTGACGGGCATTTTTGTTGGTGTTTCGTACACCGACCCAGTGACCAAGCAGAAGCGTTTCAGCCAGTATTGGCCCGCTTCGACGCTGGCTGGTGATGCGCTGGCTTACGTGGTTGACGATCCTGACACGGTGTTCCGCGCCGCCGTCTGCTCTGCTACTACGGTCATTGCTTCTGGCGCTCTGGCGTTGATCGGCACCAACCTGTCGATGATCAACAACACCGGCAGCACCGCAACTGGCAACTCTGCAAACGCAGTTCTGGCCCCCACTGCTACCCCTGTCTCGACGATCCTCCCGGTTCGTTGCGTGGGTGTAGCGGATGACACCGCCGTTTCTGTGACTGCTTCGGGCTCTTCGTCTGGTACGACTATCACCCTCACGGGTACGGGCCTACCTGCGGCGATCCCTGTTGGCACCAGCGTGGCCTATCTGGCAAGCAACGGCCAAATCATTGAGACCTCGTCGTTCGTGGCTACGGCAGCTTCTGCTGGCGCAACTTCGGTGACGCTCAATGCGGCTATCGCAGTGCCCGGTGGTGTGACCGCCATCCCCGCAGCCTCTACCATCGTGTTTACCCAGTACCCAGAAATTCTGGTGAAGGTGAACCTGCTGGTCCACGGCTACTACAGCAGCGCCACGGCCTAATAAGGAGTCTGAATCATGGCAATTTCACGTGCCCAACTACTGAAGGAACTCCTGCCGGGGCTGAACGCCCTGTTTGGCATGGAGTACAAGCGTTACGGCGAAGAGCACAAGGAAATCTACGAGACCGAGTCCTCAGAGCGCTCGTTCGAAGAAGAAACCAAGCTCTCCGGTTTCTCCGCAGCCCCGGTGAAGAACGAAGGTTCGGCCATCCAGTACGACAACGCACAGGAAGCCTGGACCGCTCGTTACAACCACGAGACCATCGCTATGGGTTTCTCTGTCACCGAAGAGGCGATGGAAGACAACCTGTACGACAGCCTGTCCGCCCGCTACACGAAGGCCCTGGCCCGCGCTATGGCTTACACGAAGCAGGTGAAGGCTGCGGCGATCCTGAACAACGGTTTCAACAGCGCTGTGACCTACGGCGACGGACAAGCCTTGTTCTCGACCGCTCACCCGCTGGTCTCTGGTGGCACCAACAGCAACCGTCCGGCTACCGCCGCCGACCTGAACGAGACTTCCTTGGAAGCCGCCGTTATTCAGATCGCTGGTTGGACGGACGAGCGTGGTCTGCTGATCGCTGCCAAGCCGCGTAAGCTGGTTGTTCCCCCGAGCTTGATGTTCGTTTCTACCCGTCTGTTGGAAACCAGCCTGCGTGTTGGCACCACGGACAACGACATCAACGCACTGAAGAACAACGGTTCCATCCCTGAGGGATATACCGTTAACCACTTCTTGACCGACACCAATGCGTGGTTCCTGACCACGGATGTGCCCAACGGTCTGAAGCACTTCGTGCGTGTGCCTATGGCTACGTCGATGGACGCTGACTTTGATACGGGCAATGCTCGGTACAAGGCGCGAGAGCGATATTCGTTCGGAGTCTCTGATCCCCTCGGGGCGTATGGGTCGCCGGGCGCTTGACGCCAAAAACCCAATAAAATCAAGCACTTACGCTTGACCAAAGGCCTCTTCGGAGGCCTTTTTCTTTGCCTGTTGACTTTAGACTACACGTCGTGTACATTACGGTCTGGGCTTTGTAACTTAAGGAGCAAGCTGTGACACAGGTAATCTATAAAATTGTCAATTTAATAAACGACAAGTTTTACGTCGGCAGCACCAACAACCAACGAGAACGGTTTAGAACACACCGCAATAAGCTACGCCGGGGCGTACACCACTGTGCCCATCTGCAAGCATCATGGAGTAAGTACGGAGAAGAAAAGTTTGCGTTTAAGGTAATTTCACACGTGCCGGATGGGGAGTCGCTACAAGAAGCAGAAGACGCGTGGCTTATTTCTCACGTGGGAAAGCCGCATTGCTACAACTCGGGGCTTCGGTCTGGCGCCCCAATGCGGGGCATACAAAAAGAACGGCATCCAAATTTTGGTAAGCCTATAACTGAAGAACAGAGGCAACAAATCTCCCAGACGCTCAAAGACTTCTACGCCAAGGACTACTTCAACCATCCTCGTGTTGGCAAGCAGCACACAGAAGAAACCAAAGCCAAGATCAGTGCAGCCAAGATGGCAAACCCTGTCGCTCCTTGGGAAGGCAAGCGGCGTAGCGAAAAGACCAAAGCCAAAATTGGTGAAACACAGCGCGGCAAGCCTAAGGCCCCAGGCCGCAAAGTCTCAGAGGCAGGTCGTGCCAAGATTCTTGCAGCCGCCGCAGCAGGCAACTATAGCCACTGGAAAGGCCGGGAACACACCGAGGAATCCAAGCAGAAGATGCGCAAGAAGGTGCTGGAGCAGACCTCAGGACAGTTGTTTGACAGCCTGACCGCTGTGCTGACGCACTATCAGATGACCATGCCCACACTGCGGCGGGCACTGCTTGCAGGTACTCCGATTACCAAGGGGAAGTTTACGGGGCTTGTGTTTGTTTACGCTTGACTCCCCCGCCCCGCTATGCTACCCTGCTACAAACCTAGACCTTCACGCTTGCCGACCGACTAGGCGGACTTCTCCTCAGAGACGGCAAGAGCAGATTGAGGACAAATCATGGGATTTTCTACGCTCTCCGGCCCGGTTCGCATGGGCACCCAACGCTACGGCGCTGGCACGAACACCGGCCTGCCGGTTCTGACCCAATCCACCAACGTGGCGTTCTCTGCGATGACCACATCGCCCACGGCGCAGAACCTGTTCACGCTCCCGGCAGGTGCCAAGATCCTGCGCTTCACGGTTGAGAAGACCACTGCCATTTCTGGCGGGTCGGTCACTGCAGTGAACACGACTTTTGGTAAGGCTGGCACTGCCAATGCGTTCCAGACCACGATTGATATTGGTCTGACCACGGCTCAGACTGCTCGGGCTACCCTGGACGCCGCGCTGGTTTCGTCGGCTACCGACAACATTGGTACGGATGATGTGGTTGTGACGGGTACGTTCACTGCTGCGGGTGGTAATCCTACGGCTGGTGCGACTGTGGTGACGGTGGAATACATCCAGCGTGCTAATAACGGCGCTCAGGCACCGACCACGTTCCAGAACTGATGACGGGGGCTACGGCCCCCTTCTCGTAGGAGTGCTGAATGGCTAAGACCAATTACAGCCCGACGTTTCCCATGTACCCTGGGGACGCGGCTGCTGTGACCACGAGCGACACCAACAATTTCCGTGAGCCTAGCGTGATCTACGTGGGCGGAGCGGGGAACGTGCGTGTGTTGACTGCGCAGGGCAGTGATGTGACATTCACCAGCGTGCTGCGACCGCTACGTCGATGACCAGGGTGTTCTGATGTCGTTTGGCTTCGGGTTTGGGTTTCCGCGCAGGTTGACCTCTGGCGGTGGGCTGAGCCCATCGCTGTACCTTGATTTCGTGGGTACGAACAGCTTGCCTTCCACGGTCACCTTCTCCCGAGGCACCAACGCCACGCTGACGGACAGTAACGGACGGGTGGTCTATGCGCCGCACAACCTGCTGACGAACTCGGAGAGTTTTGAGGCTGCGGCTTGGGTGAACAATGGCGGCACTGTTACTGCGAATGCCTTAGTCGCACCTGATGGATCGACAACTGCGGACTATTTGGTTAGATCTACAGCCGCTGCGGATGGCAGATACCAAACAATTACGGCGGGCACTTCAGGCATTGTTACTGCGTCTGTCTACATCAAAAAAGACACTGCCTCAAATTCTTATTTTTGGTTGTATGACTCTACAGCCGCAGCAACTAGGATGGGGGCAACGATAACGTGGTCCGGTACTACCCCCATAGTCAGTGTTGATACCGGGACAGGAGCAACACCTCAAGATGCAGGAAACGGCTGGTGGCGAATTGTTGTTACTAGCACTGCGCTGACGGGCGCAAACACTAACCGTCTTTACCTGCTGCCTGCCTATACTGCGTCTTCCAACGGCCAACAGACGGCTTTCTGGGGCGCTCAACTCAACGTCGGTGCTCTGCAGTCCTACAACAGCACCACGCCCAAGAACCTGCTTGGCTTCACTCAGGAGCCTGAGAACGCAGCGTGGACCAAGAGCAACTCGTATGTGCAGCAGAACTTGCTGACATGGAGTCAGGATTTTGACAATGCGGTGTGGGTGAAATCCGCTGGGGCCAGCGTAACTGCAAACTCAACGATTGCACCTGATGGTACTTTGACCGCCGACACAGTGACGTTTGCGGCAAGTTCAGACTTCATCAACCAGCAACTCCTCTCCTACTCCGCAGTGAACGGGCAATCGGTCACGTTCTCAATCTATGCCAGAACGGCAACACAGATTATTGTCTTTGGTGGGGCATCGCCTGCTGGCACTGACGTATTTACAGCAACTGCTGTAGGCGGCGGTTGGTTCCGTCAAGTTGTAACACGCACCTTCACGGTGACTGTATCTGGCACTTTGCAGCTAGTCCCAGCAGGCTCTATTATTGGAGCAGGTAGTTTTCCTATTTGGGGCGCTCAACTCGTCCAAGGCAGCACCGCAGGAGACTACACGCAGACCACCAGTGCAGCGGCACCGACGCGGTATGTGAACTGGGACGGTACGCTGACGGGTAGGAAGCTG